GTATGCTGGCATGCCATCTGTTTAGCAGTTGTAGCCGTTCCTGTAAATAGAAAACCCCCCATTGCTGGGGGGTTCTCTAGACTTGCGGGGACGTACCCCAAGTCACGACTCTAGTTAAAGAGTTACGAGCTGATCGAACGAGTTCTGCTCTTTAGAACACGAGCCTTCTTAGCGTTCAACACTTGAACAGCCCAATGCGCTTTCCATCCAGCAAAGATATTCTGGTTGAGAATATCAGATTTATCGGGTTTATCCACGATAACAACTGAAGGAGCGTAAGGGGACATGCCACCGTAATTGACCGTACCAAAGGCACCATTCGTAAGAACATATGTCGAGACCGTGTGTCCACTTGCGGAATAAGTTCCTTCAGTGGATTCTTTCCAAGCATTCGTGTGCTGTTGCACATTCACACCATAGATTTGACCGAGCTGGCCTTTGACAATGTCAGAGACACCAGTTTTGGTATTGTATTGTGCGATGTTAACAACGGTAGAATCCTTGAGCAGATCACCAGCGACAGTCGGATCAACGATAGCACTGAACTCTTCGTTCAAGCTGACATTCTTATCCAAGCGGATGAGCGTAGCTGCATCCAAAAGGTCGGAAGGGGTCAGGTAAACGGGGGTAGAGTTTGCGCCAGCGGTTGCGAGCGTAGCGAAAGTAGTCGCTGCGCCAGCATAGATCTGACTGACTGAGTTGCCGTAGATGTCCTGAGTACGAGCCGAAACGATGCCAGTAGCGATACCAGCAGCACTCGTCACGCCTTGAAGGGCATTACGAACAACGGTGTCCAAGTGGAGGGACGCATCGAGCGTCAAGGCACGGATACCTTCCTGCAGGGCTGAGAACAGCTGGCTGTAGTTAAGGATATCTGTGACCTTGAGGGCTTCACCGACTTGCGTCAGGGGAACATTGACCTTGCGGAGTCCAACTTCACGATAAGATGAAATCGGGGTTCCTTCGGTCAGGTTGCTCACCTGAGTGCCATCGGGCACTGTATTCCACTGGAACATGGTGATGCTGTTGCTCCCAGTATTAGTGGGAAGGTCATACTTCGTTCCAAAGTTGTTCAGGACGAGCGTTTCAGCAACTCCGTCTAGAAGTTTCTTGGAGAACAAAGCCTGAAACTGGTCGGCCAAAGAAGCGGGAACCGAAGCCCCGCTTGCGCCACCAGCATAAGACATCATAGCCATATTGTTTTACCTCAATAGAACTGATTAGAAGCCGTCAGCTTGCATCGCCAAGTTCCTGACATAAGACTCAGCTTCCGCTGTGCTCATATCAGTAATCTTCTTATCGCCCATAGGCGCAGAAGGATTGGAAGATCCAAGTGACATTCTTCCTTTCAGTTTTTGATTTTCGGCCTTTAACCGCTCGTTCTCTTTCACAACATCCGCAGCAGACTCCCCAGCGAGTTGCAGCTTTGCCAGAGCATTGGCAAGGACAAGACCGTCTGGATGACGGTTTAAGAAGTCCTTCACCATTGGATCTTGATGTCCCATATAGGACATAGTGGTCTGATATAGATCAGAAGACTTATCCGTTAGGTCTGGGTTCTCTTTTACAAGACTGTCCCAGTTCTGGCGTACACGACTCTCAAATTTAGCTTGCTGATCGGCTTGGACACGAGACCTGCGAAGGTCATCCTCCTCGATAGTATTTGCTTTTTTGCGAGCTTCGGCAGCTAGATCATCACGACCTTCGTTCTCCCAGTCCTTAGCGTACTGACGGAGTTCTTCTGGTGTGTAGGCTTCACGGGCATTACGAGGAGGAGCAGCTCTAAGTTGCTCAACCTCCTGTTCCAGTTTTGCCCGTTGCTCCGCAAACTCCTTCTGCTTTTGATTGAACTGCTCCCAGAGATTGCCGAGACGATCTCGGCTTTTCTGGCGTTCTTCACCAACATCAAGGCTTTTGATTTCCTTGGTGATTGGATCTTCGCTTGCAGAATCTGTTGCGGATGCTGTGCGACGAGTGGCTTTTTCAGCCGTTTCCTTCTGACCCGCAGACGGGAGTCCGTCTGTTTTACGGGGAGCTTGTGCTTCGACCTTGGGTTCGGAAAAGCCATCGACCTGTGCTGCTAGTTTCCCGAGTTCCTGTAACTCAGCATCAATACTCTTGCCTGCCCCGCCCGTTTCACCCGATTGAGGTGTCGTTGCTGGTTCGGTTAATACTGCTTCATTGGACATAACGGAGTCCTTTCTTTCCCGAAGTTTAGGGGACTAAATGACCGAGATCTGCCATGTCCCCTTCGCTGGCAGGCTCGGAATCTTTACTTAGATCACTGGCACCTAGATAGTCTAGGTAACTGACCATCTCTCGACAGCCAATCGACTTACCAGCCTCAAACGGATTGCCACCAGCCATGCAGGCTCGGGCATCCCGAAGAGCGCAGTATCCAAGCAAAAGTATTTTCAGTCGTGCGCCAGACTGAGAGTTTAGAAATTGAACAAGTGCGGAACGGTCTTCATCGATCCACTTCGCTTGCGATGAATTAGAAAAAGAAAAGACACGCCAAGCTGCGGAAAAAGCCCTGATGAATTTGTATAGTGTCGCCACTTGTGGAAAGTGCTACAGCTCAACTGGCTACTGTCAACTGCTAAACAGTTATTATTTTTGGCGGGGTATCAGTCCTGCTTTTATATTAGTTTTCTTCTCGGGCTTCTGGACTACTGGCTCCTGCTTTGGCTCGTTGCGCTCGAGCCTTGCCAGATCCCTCCAGTCCTTGAAGTACCCGTCCTGCAGATGAGGACGCTCCCATGTAAGTGCCTGAAGGTTATAGAGTTTCCCGTTCTCAATCCCCATGCCGTACTTATGGATGTTTACCCAGTCTGCTTCGTATCCGTCCTCTTTAACCTTTAATGCGGGAACCCAGTCAATCGCCCTTCCGTAGCAATGAAAGCTCTGGGGTACAGGCAAGCCCATCGCATTTGTGACGATGCGCCCAGCCTTTGTCCTACCCTGCTCATACAGATCCTGCTGCTCCTGTGGTGTCCTGTGACCGCAGTAAACATACGGAATCACACCGCCCGCAATAACCGCATCCCTCCATGCAGCCACCCGAGCTGCGAAGGTAGGCTCTAATCCCTTGAGGATATCCTGATATATGGACTCTATCTTCGCACGGGTGATCATTTGTTTCGCTCGAGTTCGAGCTGGTATTGAAGCTCATTGATTGTTGAGATTGCATCTCTTGCCCATCCTTTCACATCTTCACCACCATTCATTACAGCCTTAAACCGATAATCGGTTGTAAGGAAAGTTACTGTGTCTGGAGGGAGATATCTCGCACCTGTACTAGCGCACCCACCAAGGGATACCGCTAGTGCCAGTGAAAGCACGATTGATTCTATCCTGATTCTCATCCCTCTTTTTCTTGGATGCCGAATCCTTTTGTTCCTTCGGTGTCGGCATCAGCCTCAAGACGAGGTCAATGACGGCTCCGAGAAGACGAATCACTTGTTGTCGATATGAAGGCCGAGTGTCTTAAGGACTGAGACGATCTTTTCGAGAACGCCATCATCCGCAGGCGTAGGTGTCAGCTTAACAATAATGCGAGCCAACACGACAACAGCCCCGACAACTGCCATGATATTTGCGAAGTTTTCGGTAATCCAGTTCATGTAGGTAATGTAAGACTGGTTGTGGGCGAGTCAACTACTATCGGATGCTTTGCAGATATCTTAGTGCAATAGCCATATGAATGACTGCTCCAGTTATGTCTGACTTGGCGTAACCGCTTTTTACTAGGATCGTCCGAATACGTTCATAGGCAATGGCATGCTTGGTTCCACCGTAGTACTCTGTTTCATCTTGCTGCTGGATTTGCATGGATGCCAGCTTGCAAGCCTCAATAAATATATTTCTGTCGTGCCGTGGCAAGAAGAACCAGATTACAGCTTTAACTAGCCAATTCATTTTTTCCACCAATCTGCTGTATCTTTTGCCATAGTTTTAATTACCTTTTGAGCTTCCTCCACACTTGTCGTTAGATATACAGAAGGCTTCCCGTCGATATATCCAAGAGAAATAAAGCCTTCGTCGAGTAGGTATTGGAGGGCTTGGATTGCTTGATCGTCGGTGTTCATTTTACGTTCATTGCGTCCTGAGCCGCAGACATATCAGAGTATCTTGGTAGTTGCGTGTCGCTGTCCGTTGGCTTTTGGGAGCAGGATGTAAAAGCAAGGCAGAGGATGGATAGTTTAATAAATCGCATATTTTGTATTTAGATACGCCTCAACTTGCTGGCGTTCTGCGTCAGTTACAGCACGATTATAGATTATAAGTTCAGCAATGTGACCACTAAAGTATTCACCAGTATTTTCCCCGTCATTACTAAACGATTGATTATAACCTCCAATTTGAAGCGTTCCAGTTGTTGAATTTATAGATCCACTTTGATCCGTGACAAACGAAGTTAAGTTTCCGTTGCTATACATTTTAACAGTTTCGCCATCGTATATAACATTCATTATTCTTGGACTTGCATCCACCAACGAAACAAGGGAATCTTGATCTGGATAATAATCTCCAGTATTTAATGAAAAAGAAGATGTTTCATTTCCATTGTCAAGATGCCCATTCATCCAATAAGCAGCAGCATAATTACTATCATCCGCATTTTTCATAAATGTTATCTCGTGCCCTTGTCCAGTTCCCAATCGTTTTAAGACAATGAAAATAGACGCAAGCGGTATGTCCAATGTTTCTGAATCTGCAATTTGCAATACTTCAGTATTGCCAATACTTTCAAGTTGTGAATTAAAATAAATTGCTGGTTTATTATTGTTAAAAGAAGAAACAAGTTTGGGTCGCTC